CAACGACTTCAGCAGACGGCTCGACTCATTCAGATGGAAATATGCAATGTGCTATATTATATGGACAAGCAACGTCAGCACAATATGCTGACTTGGCAGAACGATTTCATGCAGATGAAACTTATGATCCAGGTACTGTAGTAGAATTAGGCGGTGTTAATGAAATAACAAAAACAACTGCTTTTTGTTCAACTAACGTATTTGGTGTTGTTTCAGCAAATCCAGCATATCGAATGAATTCCGAAGCTGGTACAACAAATACACATCCTTATGTAGCATTATGTGGTAGAGTACAAGTAAAAGTTGTTGGTAAAGTTAATAAGGGAGACCGGTTAGTTAGTAGTGAAGTAGCTGGTGTAGCCCAGGCATTACCTGTAACTTATATTAAACATTGTAATGAGAAGGGCAATAGTATTGTTCTTATGTGGGGAGTTGTTGGTAGGGCACTTGAAGACAAGACTACTGATGGCATTGACACAATTGAGGCACATATACAAGCAAATTCGTAATTAAAATAATCTTACCAAGATAAAAGCAGGGCAAAGCCCTGCTTTTTTTATGTGTGCGGATATTATGATAAATATAGTTAGTGACAATCAATTGATTTATTGTATATAGTGTGGAGGCCCAGACACTATAATAAACGAGGCTAATCGTGCTAGTCACTGGTGCGTAATCGAGTGACGGTTATCCCCACGTCGAAATGGGGGTAGACTTAGGAGAATACATATGACGTACTCTGCCGGTAATACGGTTCTAGCAGCTGATTTTAATGCTTTTCATGTAGATGTTGAAGACATCTTTGAAGATAATAATAGCAATAGTGTAGCCGCAGGAGCTTTAATTTTCGGATATGGTGAAACTTTGCTACAAGCAACGGTTTCAGCAGGTAATACAATCACAGCCGCACAGTGGAATAATCTGTTTATGATGGTTCATCGATGTGCAGCTCATCAAGGTACAAGTGTTACTTTAGGTGGTAGTGTAAGTGCAGGCCCTTATAGTGCAGGTGGTGCAGTTACTACTGATAGTAATTTAGCAACGGATGTTGCAGCTATTCGTACTAATAAGTTGAATTTTGCTGTAAGTGAAATGACTACAGCGACTATGAGTAACCAGGCAAAGTCTGGTACATCTACTTGGTCGTCTAGTTGTGTACATACTTTTACACAAACTTTTGGATCTTATGATGTAGCTCGTCATTTTTACAACCAGGGTGGTGCAGCTCAGTTTGCATTTACACGTTCGGGTGGTAGTTCTAATGCCCAGAACACAGCATGGACTGATTTAGGTACTGCTCTTGGTACAGTAACTATGGGTGTTAATGCTACAACACAAAGTGGATCAGGCGGTACTGCTGGTGATAGCTTTGATGATATTGTAGGAAATGCTGGTACAACCAGAACTATTTGGACACAAGCTACTTCTGGTACGTATTCAGGTAATAACTATAAAGTTCAATGTAATTGTAATGCAGCTAAAGAAGTTTACACGTGGACAATTACGTTTACAGATGGCCATACAAACGGTTTCTTTGATCAAGTAGATGGTACATTAGCATCTACTGCTACAGAGAGACGGTCTACTGGTACATATATAAACAGTGATGCTCCTGCATATAATACAGGATCGTTTACACAAGCATAAAAATTAGTAAATTTATAAATTTACTTTTTGACCCCCTGTATAAGTAATTATGTAGGGGGTTTTTATGTCCGATGATTTAGAAAAAGCATATGAGTTTATTAATTTTCGAACAACTATAACTAATCAAAAACATTTATTATTTGCTCAAGTAGAAGAAAAATTAACTTGTTATATAAATGGTGGTATATTTCGAGTAGAACCCGGATTTATAGCTTTTATAGGTGATATACTTAACTCTGGATATGAGTCTGCACCTATTCTTGATGTTAATAATAATCCTATTATGATAGAAGATTTACAAGAATTTAAGAATAATTTATTATCTTCATATATGGAAGTGGTATATGATTATTGGCATGATTGGGAAAGTATAAGGACAGAACGAGATTTAAAGAAAATAGCTGATGTCTAACGGTGTAGTAATATTTGCTTTCAATAATGAGCTAATAGATTATGAAAAAATTGCTAAACTGAATGCGTCTATGATAAAGTATAATATGGATGTTCCAGTACATATTATTACGGATGCTAAAAATAATATTTCCCCTGGTAAAAGGCATTATAAAGAATATAATCAAGTATTGTCTTTTAATAATAGTTTACGATGGAATGTTTTTGAGTTATCCCCATTTGATGAAACGTTAGTTCTTGATGCAGATTATTTAATAATGAACGATCGTTTTAATGCAGTTTGGGGTAATAGAAATGAATTGATGATTAATACAGATATTGTGCCATTGTTTAGTAATGAGTTTATTGAGCATACAAGATTGCATGATTTTGGTATTAAGATGGCATGGGCTACTGCAATATATTTTAGAAAAACAAAATTAGTAGAACATTTTTTTACTATTATGAAACATGTGTATGAGAATTATATATATTATAGGCAGGTATATGAATTTCAGGGAGATTTATATCGTAATGATTTTGCTGCCAGTATTGCTAGGCATATGTTAAATGATTTTACAGAAGATTCATTAGCAAATATATTATCTTTACCGGTTAGTAAAATTGTAATAGCAAAACCTGAAGATGAAATTGTTGAATTTAATAATATAAATCATGTTAAAGTTAAAATTGTAAAACCAAATAAGCCAAATGAGTTTATTGTTAATTCAATAAAAAATACAAATGTACATTTTTTGAATAAAAAAACAATATTAGATAATTGTAATGCTATTATGGAATTATACCAATGAATGATCGTGGATATTTTATAATAGCACAAAATAATAAAGAGTATGATTATATACGTATGGCGTATGCTCTTGCATTAAGTATTAAATTTACACAAACAGATATTAAAAATGTTAGTATAGCATTACCTGGTACAGATGACCATTTATTAAAAGAAAAACAAAAATGGATATTTGATCATGTTATTAATTTACCATGGGGCGACGATGCTGAGACAGTTAATTGGAAAATTAATAATAAATGGAAGTATGTGCATTGTACTCCTTATAAAGAAACAGTTATATTAGATGCTGATATGTTATTTTTAAATGATTATAGTAGTTGGTGGTCGTTATTATCTAAACAGCCGATAGTAGCAACAACACAAGTTCGAACATATCGTAATGAAATAGCATTAGATAATTATTATAGAAAAACATTTATTAGTAATAAATTACCAAATATTTACACAGCATTTATGTATTTTCAAAAAAATAATGAACTTATATGGGAAGTAGCTAAATTAACTCAATTGATTATGGAAAATTGGAAAGAATTTTATTTAAAATATCTTGATGTTACTCGACCTACTTGGTTAAGTGCTGATGTTGCGTATGCATTAGCAATAAAATTGCTTGGAGTTGAAGATCAGTGTACAACTAATTTTGTAATACCTACTTTTGTACATATGAAAACACGAATGCAAAATGTTGGAGCATTGGCTGATGAAAATTGGATAAAATTTATACCATCGTATTTCTCAATTGACCATCCTCGTTCAATTAATTTAAAAATTGGAAATTATAAACAATATTATCCTGTACATTATCATATTAAGGAATGGCTAACTGATAATATTATTGAACAATTGGAGGATGTTGTTAATGTCTGATATGTATGTTTATTTTAATGATAGTAATAATATAATATCAGTATCTGGAAGACAAGATGCTACATTATCTGCTCGTTATGCTCGTTTCCCTCAGGATGAAGTAGCAGGTTTTGTTATGGGTACAATGAATATAAATGATTATATTATTAAAGAAAATAGGAAAACAGGAAAAGTAGTATTAGAAAAAAAAGTAACACATGAAATATTAGTTAGAACAATTGATAATATATTATATGAGTTACCAAATATAAATAAACAGTTTCAAATTAAAGTATTAAATAATATAGAGAATAAAGAATTATTTTTTATGTTAGATGTTAGTTTACGTAATGATATAACAGGGGCTGGAGATAGTATAACTATTAATGGAGTCAATGAGTTAAATTTCTTTTTTACAAAGTTAAATGATCCGCATTTTTTAAAAAAACATATTAGATTTAGTGTTGAAGAATTTATTAATAGTGATATTAGTATAGTATATACAGAGGATTTAGAAGATATAAGTGTATATACAAAACGAATTTATGATGATTACATATATGAGGAAGTAAAAAATGGCAATACATAGTTTAAATGAGTTTGATGTTTTTTATATTAGTTTTGATGAACCTAATTGTGAAAAGCATTATGCAGATTTAGTTAATAAAATACCATGGGCGCAACGTGTACATGGCGTTAAGGGATTTGATAGTGCTCATAAAGCTGCGGCACAAGCAAGCAAAACTGGTAGGTTTATTACAATCGATGGTGATAATATTGTTGATGAAACTTTTTGGGATGGGGAATTAGAAATAGATCCTGTTGATAATGAAAGATCAATATGGAGTTGGAGTAGTAAAAATATTATCAATGGATTAGTATATGGAAATGGTGGTATAAAACTTTGGCCAAAAGAGCTAACGTTAGCAATGAAGACGCACGAACATGCAGAAAATGAATCAGCTGCTATAGATTTTTGTTGGGATTTAGATTATCGACAAATGAATGATATTTATTGTATGAATTATCCTAATGGTAGTCCATATCAAGCATTTAGAGGAGGTTTTCGAGAAGGTGTTAAAATGTCATTAGCTGATGGTAAAAAAGTAAAGCCAGAACCTGGAGAGTTTGAAAGAATGATTTGGCATAAAAATTATACAAGATTGCTTATATGGGCAACCGTTGGTGCTGATGTTGAAAATGGTAAATGGGCAATTCATGGTACGCGGTTAGGCTGTAAGTTATGTAATTTAGATCCTAATTTTAATCATCATAATGTTAGAGATTATGATTGGTTTAAAGAGTTTTTTGATACAGAAGTAGAACCAGTTGTTAATAATAATAATATAGATGAACATATTTCACAATTGGGAGAGGAGTTAAGAACACGGTTGGGTATGCAATTGGGTGAAATGGATGCTAATACAAGTAAGTTTTTTAAACGTGTATATGTTAATCCACCGCGTGTTGGTGTTAATATTACAGAACAATGGATGGAAAAAAATAATTTAGTATGACAGATTATTTTATTGAAGAAGTAAAGAGTATTAAGCAAAAGCTAGATTCTGTTAGTAGCAGTTTCTGCTTGGCTAAATGGTATCAAGTAACGATACATTTGCAAAATGGTCATACACATAGTTGTCATCACCCTGGTACACATAAAGTACCACTTGATGAATTGGTTAATAATCCAACAGCATTACATAATACACAATTTAAAAAAGACCGCCGGAAAGAAATGTTAGAAGGAATACGTCCTAAAGAATGCCAGTATTGTTGGAATGTAGAAGATAGTCCTGGTGAGAATTTTAGTGACAGACATATTAAAAGTGGTGCAATGTGGGCTGCTCCGTGGTTTGATGACGCGGTAAATAAGCCATGGGATGATAACCCTAATCCAAGATATCTTGAAGTTAGTTTCGGTAATGTTTGCAATTTTAAATGTATGTATTGTTATCCTAATATTAGCAGTCAGTGGTATGAGGAATCAAAACAATACGGTCCTTTTCCTACTAGTCAAAATTTTGGTAGTTTACACCATTTAGATTATAAAGGCACACAACCAATACCTGAAAGAGAGTATAATCCATATGTAAAAGCATTTTGGAAATGGTGGCCTGATTTATATAATTCATTACATACATTTAGAATTACAGGCGGCGAACCGCTATTGAATAAAAATACATTTAAGGTATTAAAAGAGATTAATAATAATCCTCGACGAGAGTTAGAGTTAGCAATAAACACTAACATGTGTGTACCTGATAAAAACTTTAATGAATTTATTAGTCTTATAAAACCTATAACTGAGAAACTTGATAATGTTGGCGTTTTTACAAGTTTAGAAGCAACACATAAAAAAGCAGAATGGATAAGATATGGATTAGATTATAATAAGTTTTGGGAAAATATTTCTCGTTTACAAGCTGAAGTTCCTAAATTACATATAGATTTTATGTGTACTTATAATGCGTTAAGTGTTAGTAGTTTTACAGATTTTTTAAAAAAGATATATGAGTTAAGAATAAATTTAGCTTGGAAAGAACCATGGCATCCACCATTAATGGTAAGTGTGCCATATCTTCGTAATCCACCATTTTTAACTATTAAAATTTTAGATAATACGTTTGAGAAGTATATTATTGAAAGTATAAATTATATGGAAGAACACAGAGGTAATGATGATACGCCAGGATTTGTAAGTCACGAAATAGAAATGATGAAAAGATTATTAAATTGGTTTCAAACAAGTGAATCTAAAAATCAATTAGAAATAAATCGTACTGATTTTGTTAAGTATGTTGATGAATATGATAAACGCCGTAATACTAATTTTTTAGAAACATTTCCAGAATATGATAAATTTTATCAAAGGTGCAAAGCATTATGTTAGAAGTATTTCATTTAAGTTATTATGAACCGTTTGCTGATGAAACATATGAAAAATTAAAAGAATGTATACCATGGGCAAAACGGGTTGCAGGTGTTAAGGGCATATTTCATGGACATAAAGAATGTGCAAGGCAGTCTCTTACAACAATGTTTTATGTTGTAGATGCTGACGCAATACTTGAGGATGATTTTGATTTTACTTATAGACCAAGTAGTGAATTAGAATATTGGGATGGTGTAAAACAAAATGAATGTATTCATGTGTGGCGATGTAAAAATTCAGTTAATGATTTAGTGTATGGTTATGGTGGTGTAAAGTTATTTCCGCGAGAACCAATTCGAGCGGCAGATACTTGGCATATTGATTTTACGACAAGTGTAGCAGGTAAATTTAAGGCAATGCCTGAAACAAGTAACTCAACTTATATTAATCCTGATCCATATTCAGCATTTAAGAGTGGTTTTAGAGAATGTACAAAATTAGCGGCACAAGTAATTAAAGATCCAGAAGGGCATTATGATAGTAGTAAAGATCCTCGTATATTGGAATGGCTTAATGTATGGTGTACTAAAGGTGCAGATCGAGAGCACGGTGAGTGGGCAATGCTTGGAGCACAAGCTGGCCGTAAATATGGTGAAGTAAATAAAGGTAATACAGAAGCACTTGATAAAATTAATGATAGAGAATGGTTAGAAAAAGAATTTAAAAAGTATTCTATAGTTAGTTGACTTTTTGGATTTATAAATGTATAATAATAGTATGGAAACTCATGAAATATTAGATAGATACGAAATGTTATATAGTGATACTGCTCCTGTATTAAGTGACCTACGGCGTGTAATTATTGATGAAGATCTTAGTAGTATTTTTAGAATTGCTATTAGTATTTCAATTCAAGAGGAGTTAATTGATGAGTTTCGTAAAGCAACAATGGAACAAAATCCTCATTCGGTTTTTCGTATTTTTTCATATTTTACTACAGAAGAAAATGTAAGTACCCAATTAGTTGAAGATTTGCGTAAGTCTATAGTTGAGGAAAATCATCGTTCTATTTTTAGAGCATTTGAATACGCTGGTATTAATATTGAAGATTTACGTAAAGCAATGACAGAGAAAAATCATCATTCTATTTTTAGAATATTTGATTATTATGATTCATCAGATCGGTTAGATGATTTGCGTAAAGCAATGATAGAGAAAAATCATAGATCAATATTTAGGGTATTTTCTCAATATGGTCTTACTGATGAATTAATTGATTTGCGTAAAGCAATGACAGAGAAAAATTTAAATGCTGTATTTAGAATTTTTGAACAACACAAAGATGCTGATATGGACGATATTCGTAAGACTATTGTAGAAGATAATTTACATGCATTGTTTAGGTTGTTAGAACATTATAATTTAGATATGCCATTAGAAGATATACGCAGGGCAATAGTTGAAGATAATTTACATGCATTGTTTAGGTTGATTGAGAATGAAGATACTTTACCTGTTGAAGATATACGTAAAGCAATAGTTGAAGATAATTTACATTCGTTATTTAGATTAGTTGAAAATTTAAATAAAGATAATTCTACAATTCTTGAATTAATAGATGATGTACGTCGTAGTATTGTTGAAAAAAATTGGCATTCTATTTTTAGGACAATGGTATATTACCAAGAAAAAGAACTTTTACCGTTATCAATGCCTATAGAAGATTTACGTAAATCTATAGTGGAGCAAAATATTCATTCAATGTTTAGAATATTAGCACGACTTGATGCTGAAAATAGGCAAATGAGTGCTTTGCGTCAAGCAGTTATTAATAAAGATATACGTGCTTCAATTAGTTTGTTTATTGATAAACCACCAGTGTTGTTTGATACATTGCCAAGAACTATGAGGATGTTTCCTGATGTAGATTTGCGTGATGCGTTTTCTCGTGGTCAAATATCTAGTAAAAAATGGCTTGTAGATGAATTAAAAGTATTAAACTTGGATTTGGGTATAATATTTTTATGTGCTGGTTGGTATGGATCATTGGCATTATTATTATTTGAGGCTGATTTAGATATTGAAAAAATTCGATCGTTTGATTCTGATGATAATTGCTGGCGTATTGCTGATACAATTAATAGACCATATGTAATGTCTGAATGGAAATTTAAGGCACAAACAGAAGATATTTTACATATTAACTATCTTGATGGCCATACTTATATTACATATAGAAATGATGGTAAAGAACGAGAATTATATGATAAACCAAATACAATTATTAATACTAGTTGTGAACATATTAGAGGTTTCACATTATGGTATAATTTAATTCCAAAAAATACTTTGATTATTTTGCAAACTAATGATTATTTTGAAATAGAAGATCATATAAATTGTGTTAAGGATATTGAGGAATTTAAAGCAATGGCTCCAATGACTAATATAATGTATGAAGGTGTATTAAATCTTGAAAAATATAATAGATATATGTTGATAGGATATCGTTAATGTATAGTTATGATGAGATTAGAACAGTACATTTAGAAATTACACAACGTTGTCAAGCCGCATGTCCCATGTGCGATCGTAATATGAATGGTGGTGATGATAATCCTCATATGACTGATGCTGAATTGTCATTAGATAATTGTAAGCAGATTTTTAGTGTTCCATTTATACAACAACTTAAAACAATGTATATGTGTGGTAATTTAGGAGATCCTATTGTAGCACATGATACATTAGAAATTTTTAAGTATTTTAGACAGCATAATTCTAATATGTGGTTGAGCATGAATACAAATGCCGGTGCTCGTGATCCAAGTTGGTGGGAAGAATTAGCAAGTATATATGGTCGCATGGGTACAGTTATTTTTAGTGTTGACGGTTTAAGAGATACTAATCATTTGTATAGACAGAATGTTAATTGGAATATAGTAGAACGTAGTATGCAAGCATTTATTGGAGCAGGTGGTAGAGCACGTTGGGATTTTATTATTTTTGAACATAACGAACATCAAGTTGAAGAAGCAGAAAAAGTAGCAGAAGAAATGGGTTTTGAAAAGTTTATGAAAAAGAAAACTGGAAGATTTATTAGTAGTGCAACCAATAAAGCTAAAGAAGAGCATCAGGCAGTAAATCGTAAAGGTCAAGAAACACAAAATTTAACAAAGCCTACTAGTGAAGAATATAAAAATAAAGCATTATTAAAACAAGAGCAAATAGTTAAACAATATGGTAGTATGCTAGATTATTATGATTCGTGTCAAATAAATTGTAAGGTAGCAGGCGAAGAAAAAAGTATTTTTATTACTGCGGAAGGATTATTAATGCCTTGTTGTTGGACCGCCGGCCGTATGTATAAATGGTGGCATAAAGATCCAAAGATTGAGCAAGTTTGGGATTTTATTGATCGTGCTGGTGGTAAAGAAGGTATTGATGTTATTAATAATCAATTAAGTGATGTTATTAACAGCAGTGGTTTATTAGAAAATATTAAAGATAGCTGGGAATTAAACAGTCTTAAAAAAGGTAAGTTGGGTGTTTGTGCTCAAAAATGTGGAACTGAATTTGATCCATTTGGTGAACAGTTTAGTTAGAATTCATTCTATCTATTAATAAATTAAGTTTTTTAATATTATTTTTATTTTGTAAAATAAGTTTAGTACCAGCATGTAAAGGTTTAGGCCATGCACCAATATTAACCCAAGCATATCCTACATGTTCATTATTTAATTTTGGATGAAATTCTTCTTTAACAATACTTGTAAAACTAGCATAATTAAATCCGTCATCATTGCTGACGAAATTATCTAGTGGAAATGTTTTAATAATTGTAGGAAAATTTATTAATTCTTCTTCAAGTTCGCGTTGTAATGCTATGCCTAGTGTTTCGTTATTGTCAACTTTACCACCAAAAAAACTCCAAGTGAGAGGATGAGAACTATTCTCTGATCGTAATCCTAATAATATACGAGTCGTGCTTAAACTTAAAAATATTGTACCTACGGCTTTAATCATTTTTTATACTTATACTATGTTTACAACGTTTACAAATCCATTTTTTTGCTTCTTCATCAAAATATAGTTGTTCAGTTCGACATACTGGACATGCTATTAATGTTTTTCTAGTTATAT